CTTGTGAGCTCTTTGAGTTTCCAGCAAATAAGATATTGCCATGTAAGTAATCAAAGTCTTACCAGCAGATGTTGCAAGTTCAGCTAAACAATTTTGATATTTAATAATATTGAATACCGCTTCAATCTGATAATCTCTTGGTTTCATTTTAGCATCTTTCCACCGATCGTCAACCCAAGCCTGTAAATCTTCCATTGTAATATTTCGATCGAATTTACGTTCAATACCATTGATTTTAAGTTCGAAATTATATTGTCTTCCTAATCCTACTAGCTCATCCCATAATCCGGCAGGAAGATATCGGTTCGATTTGAAATAGGAAATTTTACCATTCCACCAACCTTTCTTTACTCGTGGATCCCATTTGGCATTTGCCACTTCTCGTTCAAATGTCAAATTGAGTTGTTCTATCTCCATTTCTGTTGCAGAAACTAGAGTAAGTATTTTATCGTTATGTGTTAGGTTCCATTCCATTAATATGCTCTTTGATTAATTTCCTCAATTTGAATTCTGTTCTTTATTGAGAATCCCATTTTATCGAGAGTTTCAACACATTGTTGAAAGAAGTTTACTTGAGATTCTAATAATTCAGTTTGACGAATTCTAAGTGCCATATCCGAATCGATGTATTGATTAATTTCTCGATGATCCAATCTAACATCATGTTGAGTTTTATAATATTCATATCGAAGTTTTCGATAGTTTGAATCAGAAGTTTTCTTTTTATAAAGAGCTACTCGGTATTTAGTTATCTTATCAACCATCATGTGTCTATATGATAACATAAGAACTTGAGCCTCTGCAATTTTAGATACATCATTAATATTCTTAATTAGATCAAGAATCTTTACCGAAAAATCATCTCTTTCAGATGTTAATGCAGTATCTAAGGTTTCGACTTTTTGTTCTTCTGGTGTCATTAAAATAAATTATTAGTAGCCTTTTGTTTTCGATTCAATTTTACTTCAGAGGCTTTCCCTTTATTTTTTGGTCTTTCTTTATATTTTATGCTGGGAATCTCAAATTGTTTATGTATGTCTTTGACTGCTAATTTATCTGATGCGATAAAATCTATCGGTGCTTTGAGGTTTTGTTCCTCGAATTCTTCGATTTTCTTAGCTTCACTTTCCATTCTATACAGATCTGATATCGAGGGGATTTGATGTAAAATATTCTCCATAATGTTTAATTGCTTCATTCTTAGTTTTCCAACAATAAGCGAATAGATCTTGTAGATCTTTCACCTTTTCACGTATCTTATAATCTCGTACGAGTTTATTCCACATAAATACTGATCGTTTTTTCTTCAGGATATCTTCCATTTTCTTTTTACCGATATAATCATTATCAAATAGATAACGAATATTTGGCATTTCATTAAACATATCGAATGGTTTATCAATTCCTGAAAGTGCTATTGCATTTTTACAAAGGAATGCATCCATCGGACCTTCAAATACGGTTACCATTTGAGTAAAGTCAGTTAACATTATATTGAAGAAAAGTGATAAAGTATTTAAACGCATTACGGTTTCACCATTTCCTTCTAGAAGTTTTTCTCGGATAAGGAGATGCATCTTTTCCATATTATAACTTACATATTTTGCTTCATCGGTTCTTTTACCAAAATTACGAATTTGCCAACCTAATACACTTTGTTTATCTGGGGTTAGATTGAATATGTAAAGTTGATCTCGTTTAGGATCATATGCAAAGAATTCCATTTTGTAATGCATGAATCGAGCTTTTAAATATGCTGCGATTCTTAAATTCTGATTTGGATCAACTAGATTTAGTTTCATTTTTACTTCACTTAAAGGTATTGCACCTTTTCGAAGTTCTCCGAATATACCTACTTGAAGATAATCTTTGGTTGGTACTACAATCGTATTTGCTTGAATAAAATCTAGTACATAAATAAGTTCATCTTTCTTATTGAAAGATTTTCCATGATCTCGTAAAAAATCAACTACGGTTGTATGTGGTTTAGGACATCCACCATTGTAGCAATGAAATTTTAAATTTTTCCAATAGATATTTCCACGTTTCTTATGAGAACCATGTGAGTCACCACAATAAGGACATGCAAAATTTATTCGATCTCGATATATTTTTGGTTGAGATTTTTCTCCTGAAAATTGTTCATGTAGAATTGAATCTATCAATGAGGTAATATGATTCTTAGAAGATTCCTTTAGTTCCATATTTATTATAAGAAAAAAGGGGTCCATATAGAACCCCTTTTTGAATTTGTGTTAATAAGATTTGATTACTTGATATCAAATTCTTTCAACCAATCCTCGATGTTTTCATCGGTACCTGGATTAGAAGGAGCAGGAGTTGATTCAGTCATTTGTGGTGCAGATTCTGATTTTTTAGTAACAGAAGCGGTTTTAGCAGGAGAAGTGACTGCGTTATAAGCAGCACCAGGGTTTCCTGTAATTTCACCTAATACATTGTTAACTTTACTTCTTAATTCTTCATCCCATGGTTTGAAGTCGTAGGTTACAATATCAGCAGCACCTTCGTAAAGGTCCATAATCATTTTACGTGATTCTGGATTGTTTTCCATTTTAACGGCATTTACTGCGATAGGAGTTTTAGCTTGAGCGAATTTACATTCGTCATAATTCCAATAACCACCTTTCATTGTAACTTTTAATGAGAAGTCTTTACCTTCAAAGAAGTCAAAAACATTAGTTGGTTCTGTTCCCATTTCCAAATCGGTAACATCCGGTTGAATTTGTGAGTCAATTAATTTCTTAACAGCACGAGGGTAACGAAGAATTTGTACGGTGTTTTCGAATTCAGGACGTTGAGGATCTTTCAAAATATAAACTAAAGAATAGTAGTACTCTTTACGTTTAATTTTTTCAGCTTGTTTTTTATCGAAAGCAGATTCTGATTTGTATAGTTTCCAAAAAGTGTCTTGAATAATTGATTTTTCACCAATTGACGAAGGACAATCTACGTAAAATCCATTTCCACCTGCGTCTTCTAACCAGTATGAGAATTTTTTAACGAAAGATTTTTTAGGATTCTTAACATTCGGAATGAATCGAATGATTGCTCTATAAATAGAGTCTTTAGATAATTTAGGATCTGTTTTGTAAAGATCCTGACCAGATTTTGGTTTTTCTTCTGTTTTGAAATCTTCCAAAGACAGATTAAAGATGTCGAAATTGTTTTCCATGTTTACTTACTTTTTTATTTACGTTGTTTATTTAATATGAACTTACTTAAATCTTAGATTCACTTACTTACTCCGGATTAAATTAGTTTCACCTAATCTAAGCTTGTTCTACTTACTTGGTTATAACATTTTTTAGGTGTTATAATTATTATATGTATCTCACTTCAAATGAGATTTATATTTCAAAAAATTATGCAGGACCAGTTAAACCAGTTCCTATTGATGTAACGGTTGTGATATCGTCATTTAACAAAAGTAACATCGTTTGCGCTAAAGGCAAATCGGTTGATACTGTAGGCTCTACTGGAGTTGGTTGAGCATTTGATATTTGTTGTTGTCTCATAGATTCTTCGGATCTCTGACGCATTATTCGGTTTCGGTTGTATAACCAGGCATTATTCATTAGGTTTTTCTATTTTTATCGATCCATTCTCTAAATATCTTCATGGCATCTCGCATTCCATCTGATTGATGAGGATGTTTTTTAGCTCGAGATTCCATAGTAGTTGCAATTGACATAGCCCAAACTCTTTCGCCTTTATCCATAAGTTTATCTAATTCTTTTATGGTAAATTCTGCCTTTTCTTTATTGGCATATCCAGTTCCTTTAATTGCATCTCTTCCTCCTTTAGAATAAAGACCAATATCCGGTGGATCTGTTTCATAATATCCTCTTTGTACAGTATGACCTACTCTAGGTTTCTTCTCTTCTTCATTTAAGAAATCGTCGAATGACTGTATATGTTTCATAATATATTTATTCGTTTTATTAGAAATTATTAGTTGATGGATTATAAAAAACTAATCCGGTTACTGTTGTTGTTTTGGTAATAGTAGGAGTTGAGTAATTAAATGTCATTACATCTCCTCCACCTTGTTCGCCAAATTGTATACGGATTGGATAATAAACTCCAGCGGTTAAAGCTATAGAACCGGATCTTTCTTGGTTTCCATGAAGACCTCCATTATTAACCGTTGCATTTCCAGTTGTAAACCCGGTTTGTGCATTACTTCCAACCCAAACATATGATGCATCGTCAGATGACGTAAAAAACGTGTAGGTTTCGGTGGTTGTTGGTTTGAAATATCCCAACCATTGACAACTAAAATAATCACCATCACCACTGTTCAATTCCGATATAGCAGTAGTTTGTACAGAAGTAGCTGGGTTAGTGCCAAATGTAGTGGGTGTTGCCGTGGCAAAGAAACTAACATTATCAGCAAAATATCCACTATATGTTGTCTTATATAATCCAGCAACATAAGGTAAATATGAAGTCCAGTATCCATTAGCGGTTAACCAATCCGTTGCATTAGTAACCGTTGGGAATGTGGTAGATCCTATTGAATTAGCCAATGTAAGAAATGCATTAGTACTAGTTGGACCAACAAGAACTTCGGTACCCCAAAATTGAACGGCTGCAAAAGGTCGATTTGGATCGGGAGTTGGTTGAGTACTACCTGGAAGAGCAGCAGCAATAACATACCCTTTACCTTCACTGGGTCCACCCCACCAAGTTAATCCAGTTGATGCATATGAAACTGAAGGATATCCAACACATAAATATCCATAATTAGTAGCTCCGGCTATACTTACGAGAGTTGGGTTATATGCGAATGCTCTACTATTTGCCATTAGAAGCTAATTTAATTTTATTCAGTTTATATATCAATACTGAATCTGCCCCTATCCAATTGTCATATAACCTTTATCTAAGGTGATCGAGGAAATAATATAGTTCTTCAGGCAGTACTAGTAGTTACTAGTTAGGTTAATCTCCTTCATTCTCCTTCATTCTCATTAATATCTAAAAGATAATTAACATACTTCTCTTCCTCACCGAATTTTGGTGATTCGTACCAAGGCCAATTAGAATCAACGAATGCCCAATCTTCTACGCCTAATTGACGGAATCGGTTTCTGATATCCCAGTTATAAAAAACTGAAATAGATCTTACTCTTCTTTGAATATCGGCTCTTGCATTACCATCATCTTGAGAATTTCCTCCATGATAATATTGGAAGTAGAGAGGTTTTGGAATGTGTACCATTCGAGTATGTAAGAAAGTTCTAACAATTAGCTCATAATCATCAGCAATAGAAAGTCTTCTATTATGGGATCCTATCGAAAGATAAACATCTCTTCGCCAAGCACGAAAGTGATTTGGAACTGCCACAATGTGACGAATAGTAAGAGGATTAATATTAGGTTGATCTACGGATTTGTAATCTCTTCCATTATAGTGATAATCATAATATTTACCATAACCTAAAGCCCATGTTCCATCGGGTCCATAAGTTAAAGATTCGTGTTTTTCGTTAATCTCTATACAATCTGAATAATAGAAACCGGCATCTGGATATTGGTTATAAGCCTTAACAATATACTCATTTGCTTCTGGATGTAGCTCATCATCATGATCCATTTCCATAAGAATTTCTCCTCGAGAAAGCATGAATGCACGATATTTGGCTTCACCAATAATTCCACCACTAATTGGAAGTATTCGATAGACAGTTACTCTGGAATCATCTTTCTCAATTTCTTTTGCGAGATTAGAGGTATATTCATCTGTGGAATCATCAACAATTACCCATTCCCAATTTGTATAGGTTTGTGCTTTGATTGAGTTATAAGTTCTTCTTAGCTTATCTCCAGTATTGTATATAGGAGTAATAATACTTAAAAGAGGTTGAGTGGTTTGTCTATTTAGAATATAGGCAGTTGCACATTGATAGGCATCTTCTCCTATTTCTGGTGAGTATTCTTCGAAATGCAACCATCTTTGTTTAAAGTCAAATGATGAATTAGCTAACTCAGGATAATCTTTCCATTCACCACCAATCGATAAAATACAATCAGGATTAAATTCAGAAACGATCGATTCGTCATATTTTTCTATTCTTTTAACCGTAAGTTCTTCACATTCAAAATAAGGTGGATTGTTAGATATTAACTCAACATCTTTATCGTGTATTAATAGAATTCTTGGAAGTTTTCTATTGAGCTTCTTCTTCTGAAAATAGTTGTAATTGGTAAGGGTTTCATTAATGAAATGAAATATCTCAGGTTTTTCTGCCTTAATGGCATTGATGAAATATCCATCTCCACTATAATGAGCATGAAAACGATGTGGATTCATTGTTCCTTTATGAATAAGTAGTTGTCCAACATCTACTCCTTGCCATTTCATATTATCGAGAGTGGCTTCTCTGATATGTAATTTCGTAAAGTCTTTTCCTTCGACTAATTGATCGAATGCCCATATTCCGGGAAGGTTAACTCTTTCTTGTATGGTTTTGAAAAATTCAGGATGAATTGCATTATCATCGTCAAGAATGTATATCCACTCATCATCCGATAAAGTATCAATTAAATTATTGATTAGGCTATATCCAAAAGTGTTTGGTTCACCTTTTTCCATAATGATTGAAGTAGTTTTACTCTCAATAAACCTAAGAAGTTCTGAAGATATTGAGAAATTACCTAATATGTCAATGATAACATGCCAATTTATCTGGATGTTATCTACTCGAGAATTTTCGATAGATTCCCAAACTTCTTTAATGTATTCAGGTCGAGTGAGCCTAGTTATAATATTAACTTTCATGAAATTACAGTCTTTAACTACTTATATGATGGATTGTGTACTCGGGTTTAATCGAGAAAGAGCTACTGCATCAACGATATCATCGATTGGTTTAGGTACAGGATATTCTCCTTCATGAACAAACCCAAGTTCTATGATCTTATTTCTTAACGAAGAATCATCTTCCATGAAACGAGTAACCATCATACATTTTGATGCATTACCATTTCCAGTATATAGCTTCTTAATAGATTTTGGTGGGATAACCCAAATCTTCTCACCTACAATTTGTAGCAGTTTTACTTTTAAAAATGTATTGTATGATATTAGATCTATAAAAGAATTTCCTTTAGATCCGAAGGAGAAACCTTCTATGTTGATAAATTCAGCTTCTTCTAAATAAGGCCTGATATGAGATATGATTTGATCTGATAGATCATTAGCATTACGAATCTTAATTCGTTGATCTTCTAAACTATTTTTAGTATTAGGTTCTTTATTATAGCTAACAACCGTGACAATTTCTCGTATTGCATCATGTGTTCTGAATGCGGCTTTACCTGATTGAAAATTTGGAACGAATGAAAATAGAGTGAGGTTACCTCCTTCGTTTATAGATACAGCTGTACTGTTAATTGAGAAATCAATTCCTATTATCATATACGTTTTCCTAATGCAGCACCTAATGCAGCACCAACAAGTCTACTCGTTAATAAATCGAAAATTACTCCTCTTTCAATACCTAATACATTTGCAATAATTTTACCAATAGAAGATCCTAGAGCAAATCCAGTAAGACCACCTAAAATAGATCCTAAAAAACCTTCATTTGTAAGCTCTTCGTTAAATTCTTTTATATTCTTGTTTTTATCAAGATATTGACTACAAAATTCTTTGATAGCTTTATCAATTTTAGCTTCTTCAGCTTCCGTTAATTCAGACTTAAGATTTTCGTTAAGTGCTTTGATTTCTTCTTCAGAGAAAGTATTACTTTCAATAAGATATTCTTTGAATGTTTTCATTATTTAATAGCTTTTGTAATTATTTCTTCTAATTTATATGGGTCTAATCTGAAAATTACTCCAGTAGATTGATTGTCAATAGAATGCCAAAAGGCATTTGCGAATTGAGGCATTGATGAATCTAGCTTATCTTTTATATTTTCTGCCATGGCATTCTTGGAAAAATTGTCTAAAGTCTTGCCATCCGGTATAAATTGTAGGTATAATCCTTTTGCATCATTAGAAACGAGCACAGCAAATTTCATTTTTCCGATGGAAACTTTTCCTTCGTTAATAAATCCATCAAATGTTGGAATGATATTCATTAGTTTATTGTTTTTATATTTATCTCGTTAGAATGTATGTTTCATTCCTAATTCGTTATGTAAGACTTTCATAAAAGGAGCATAATTATGTTCGCCATATTCATCAACAAGTATTTTAGCTATGGCAATAGCAAAATCCTCATATCCCATAGAACTATCAATTTTTAGCATTGATTTGTTAATTTCCTTTGCTAATTTATCAGATTGACCAGTTTCATTAATAAAGCTTTCAAATGCAGATATATGTTTCATGGTTATAGCCATTTTTTTTCTATTTCAGTTGAAACCATTTTTACTAGGGCAGACATTTCATCGGCATTCATTCCTTTCTTTTTCATAAATGCATCAAATAGATTATCCTTAGTTCCAAGTTTAAGAACCTGAGTAATAAATTCGGCAGCTAATGCCGGAGAAGCTCTTTTACTATAATCTTCATTCATTTCCGTATTATCTTTAATAAATTCTTCGTATTTTAGTATCATGTTATAATTTTAATATTTTATGGTTTATTTATCGTTATTGGATTTCAAATTCTAGCTTTATTTCATTAAATGCAAAAGTAGCCTCAAATGTTCTAAATTCTGGAGTTAATTCCGAATAAGAAAGTGTGAATTGATTCATTCCGGTAAACAAACAATCTTTGAAGATTGAAGAGTACATCTTATTTCCTTCAGCATCGAATATACCAATAGGAACATCGAATGTATATGGGCTACGATTATCAAAACTATAATAATGAAAGAAGGTCTCTAATAATATCCAATAATTAACATTACCATCTAGGAGCTGAAAGGTGATTGTGAAGTTTCTATCAATTAACATCTCAGGAGATAGAGCTTGACGAAATCTTCTCGTAGTACCTTTAGCTTCTGCATAATAACCGGGCTTAACCTGTTCAATTGGTTGAAAGTTAAAATTAGGAATGGTTATTGATTGAATAGAATAATTCACAATATCTGCCACATCCGTTACCGGAGTAGGCATCCTAAAGAGGTATGGTGCGTATCGATCTTTTATTTCTTGAGGTACGAATATTCTAGGTAGCTCAACTTTAAAAAGATCATTTCTATTTTGAAGTATCATTTATTGTCTGTTTATATTTCCTTTAACATTAGTTCCTTTAAGATTAGTTCCTTTAACAGCAGTTTGGAAAGGAGCAGGAACCGAAACACTTATTGAAGGAGCAGCAATTACATTCGGCGAAACCGTTACACTTACTGGAGTTGATATTGGAGTAACTGCAAAACTTGGTACAGGACTAGATATAACAGAAGATGGAGGAGGTAATACACTTACTACATTATTAGTTATTGCCGTGTTTGCACTTACCGAATTAGTATTTGAAGAAACATTATTAGATACTCCAACATTTCTAATTTCTATAGGAGTAAAAGTCTGAATTGGTTGTTGAACCGGAACTGCTCGCAATTCAGCGATTGTTGCATTAAGAGTACTTATTAAAGCTAGCAAACGATTATTCTCATTAGTCAATGTAATCTTTTCATTACTTGTATTTTGTATAAATGTAGTTTGTTGTCCTACTACGGTTTGAATTGTAGCTAATTGGTTCGATAATGAAGTAATTGTTGCATTGAATCCAGCGTCTTCTATATTATCTGCTGCTACTAATGCAGCGTTATTTGTTAAAGCCTGAGATAAATCAGAATTAGATTTAGTTAATTGAGAATTAAGAGATGAAATTTGATTATCTTTATTAACAACAGTAGAATTTCTTTCAACGATAGTCGTTTCTTGTCTACTGATTTGACCATCTTTTTCGTTAATAGTTATTAGAAGATCTTCAATTTTATCAATT